CTAGTCATATGCTTTGAGGTATGATGTTTGCTGTGTTTCTTTAATGTTTCTTTTTGTCTTGGGGTTAGTGCCTTCTTCATCTGTAGCCACCTCCTTTTGCTTTGTATTGTTTGGCTAACATCTGTGCCTTACGAGCAGACCATTGACCTGATCTGCCTCCTTTGTTACTCGCTTTAATCCTATTAAACAAAGCCTTTCTCATTGAAGGCTTAGTGTAATTACCTGCTGCATTAACTGCCATTACTTCTTTTTACCTTTTGAAGCTACAATTTTTTTCTGTAAAGACTTAGGTAGTGTCTTTTGCTTTGCACTTAAACCACTAGGCTTCTTCTTAGGTGATGACATCTTTTTACCATACATTTGCTTCTTCCTTTCGTTAAGTTGTTTCCTTAATACTTCAACTTTTCTTTTAGTTTCGTCAAGCCTTTTTCTTTGCTTTATTTCGTTTCGATATTGCTCTAGCCTTTGCACGAGCATCTGCTTTACTTGAAGCACCCCATGCACGAAGCGATAATAATAATCTAGTAGGTTTGCCTTTAGCATCTTTCTCTGGTCCTCTCATTCCTGCCATACGAGCCAAAAAAGAAGCTCGTCTAGGATTGTCACCACTCTTAACTGGTGCTTTCAATGTGCCACCCTTATATGAGGCACGACCCTTTGCATTTAATCCACCCTTAGGATTCTTTCCTTCTTTTCTTGTCCATGCAGGTGTCTTAGCCATAACGTACCTTTTCAGCTATTAATGTTTGTGTGGGTCGTGTTGTAGTAGTACCTGCACACATTTTTACCCCCACCCCTAGTATATCATACTTTGCATATCTATCTGTAGCTCTACCCATCAATCTATGTCAAGTCTATACTTACATTAATATTACCAGTGACTAAGTTCATGGACTTCTCTATAGGCTTATACCCTGCCCTATCTAGTATATCTTTACTGGCTTCAAGCTGAACGTACTCACTCTTAGCATTACTACTTAGCTCTAACATCTTATTCGAGGCTTTCGTAGCATTTAATCCTATACTTTCTCTTACCCTTTGTTGCATATACTCTTGGATATGAGGCAGTCTCAAAGTCTTACTGGCTGTCACTCTTCCTGATTCGCCTTTTGCGTATCCTGCTATTTCACTAGCCTTTTTGACACTACAACCATTTGCTACGATAGTATCAACTAGTAACTTCTGTTTCTTAGTTATTCTTTGCTGTGTTAACAAGAGAACCCCCCTTACCCCCCTTTATAAACCCCTATTCAAATGCTTGTCAAGGGCATTTCAATTCCTCAATGATATCAAAGAGATACACACAATACACACAGACCAAACATAACTTCATTTGACTTTTTCTTGTTTAAGCAGTCATATCTTTATCCGTTTAATTTCTTGGTTGATGGAGTTTTGTTTCGCATATCAGCCAAAAAAGGATATCAAATGTGTTGTTGTTGCTCAGGCTAATCTTCAAACAAACTAAGGAAGTGGACAATGTTTCCTAAAAACTTGGGTATGGCAGACCTATGTTGTGGCAGGTATCGATCTGCCATGCCAAGTCCTAAGTAAACCTAGCACCTGAGTTTGTTTGACTTTTCCGTCTTTTGATATGCGATACAACCCTCTCATCATCAACCAATAAATTAAGGAGAAAGACATGACTAACAAGAAAAACTCAAACGAAGTTATTAACAAAATCACAATGGAAGTTCTTGAACATCTTGACCTTCGACAATTCGAACCAATCGAACAGAAGAAGAAAATGTCAGGCGAAGATAATCCATATTGGAACAAAGATGCAGTATATCTTATAGGTGGTGTACTTAATCAACTTGCTTGGTCTCTTACATCTAAAACTAAATACCTTGATGAATTAGATAAGAACTTTGTTGAAAGACAAGTTATTGAAAATTCATCAGAAGATGTAAAGCCTAACAATATAATCAAAGCTGAAGCATCTTTACATAATGGATTGTTCTTGTATGATATGATGGTTTCAATGTTTAACATCTATACTGGTTGGACTTGGAATGATGGCAAACATACTAAAGACTTCGGTCAAAAATGGTTTGCAGATTATAAAGAATCACAATCAAACAAAGTTTCTACAACTGTAACATCAGACATAATGAAACAGATGAAAGAAAGATTATCTAAATAACTTTCATAACCTCTATAGATTTATTTCTATAGAGGTTTTTTTCTGTTCTTTGACTCGCCAAAGAACCACCCTTAAGTTCTAATGGAACAACGTCAACCTGATCGTGTAATAGCCGTGTCACAGAAAGTTATATGATCGTTTTAAATTGTAACTTTAAATTGGAGAATCAAAATGATTTACATTTCATGTATAATACTAGGAACAGTTGGCACTATACTATCAATCATATATGCTTATGAATGGTCAGGTGCAGACCCATATGTATTCAACTTCGTTGTTGCATACACAATTAGCTTGGCAACATTCCAACATGGTCTTGCCAACACAAGAAAAAGTATAAAGAAATGATGAGCAACTTCTTTATAATCTATTTAATATACATAATCTTTTGTATATTAATGTTTGCTACATTTGTATATTCACTTGTAGCTTTTAACCCTAACTGATTCAAGGAGGTAACTATGAATCATATGACCCAACTAGCAAAACTAATCGACAAACCTGCAGAGTATAATTTTCCTATCGAAACTATACCAATGAAAGGTATGTGTGATGACAAGATGATTGACTGTGATAATCGTGTTATGATTATCAGATCAGATACAGAAGAGTATCTTGGCGATCATTCCAAATCATACCGACCAGTCACTCATGCTGCAGTACTCGAACCAGTCATTGATATAGCTGATAGTATGAAGACACCATACATTACACAGATCAACATGATTGACAATGGTGCAATGATGGAAGCAAAACTAATCTTCAAAGAAATTTGCTTTGATGATCCTGCCATGCAAGATTACATTGCATTTCAAATTGTACTTCGTAATTCATACAATGGTGTCTGGTCTGTGATGATACAAGCTGATGGTCTACGTCTGTGGTGCATGAATGGTTGTACTACACCTGATAAGATTGCCAACTACAGACAGAAGCACAATGGTATCTTCAACTACAACTTCGATCATATCAAACACTCAGTAGATTTGTTTCGTAGTAATGAGCCTCGCTTTCGTGAGTGGTACAATACACCAGTGACACATGATGAGATAGTTACTCTGTTTAATAAACTTACTTGGACACCAAAGCCAACTATTGATGGTAGGTATCGCAACGAAACTCAGTATCAAAAGCTATACCAACACTGGTATGACTACTCCAACAATATTGGCATAAATAAATGGGGTCTATACAATGCAGTAACACATTGGATATCTCACCCTGAAAATGTCAGTAGTACCAACAAAACTATTGTAGAACGTAACAGTAAGATGCTATCATATATGTCTAAGTCAGACTCAATGTTCAATTAATGGAGGTTATAATGGACATCAACTACACGACAGCAGAACTAAAAATGTGCCAAGCCTATGCTAGACTTGGTACTCCACAAGACTTCAGAGAAATGTACGATCATATGTGTGATGTTGCTAAACCATATGGCTACAATCACCCTGAGTTTTGGGTCAATAAGATGACTGCTAAGACAATCAAGATATGGGAAGCTAACAATGCTCCCAAAGATTGGCAAGGCAAAGAAGCATCTGATATCCTCAATGATATGATGGATAGTCAGATCAAACATAGCTTTAGCTGAACCCTAGTTGGTTGGGTAGTAGCTACGCATTATCTCCTTAGTGCGTAGCTACACTTAAGCTATGAAAAATACAGTACGATATCAATATGTGTCACTGATAGACAAGCTAGTATTACTGCGACAAGAACGTAAAATATCGCAAGAAAAATTAGCTATAGACATTGGTATAAACACTAAATTGTTTGGACAATGGGAACGTAAACTTGTTGAACCCAAACTATTTAACTTGCTTTGTTGGTGTGAAGCATTGCAAGTTTACCTTACAATTTCACATGATGATGGAGAGTTCTAATGAATAATGTAATAGATCAACTAGTAAAAGAAGGCATGGATAAGTCATTCTTGCAGGGTAAAATAATAATACTACATAAACTTATCAATGAATTGAAGAGTACAGTTCGTGGATTAGAAGAAGAACTAGAAAAGATTGGCATCAAAAATGGCAAGTAAAAGCAAGATCAAAGGTAACTATCATGAGAATTGGTTTGTAAAACTATTTACTTCATGGAAGTTACCAGTAAAAAAAGTTCCCCTTTCAGGTAGTTTGGGAGGAGAACATACTGGTGACATCAAACTTGTAATTAAAGGAGTAGAGTATGTTGTAGAAATAAAATACAGAGCAGTAGATAAATTCCCTAGTGTTTTCAAGGTGTTAGATGGAAAAGATATTGCAATGTATAAACGTAAAACTGGTGATCCAAGATGGATTGCCATCATTCCAGATAAAATATTTAAGGAGATAATCAAATGAATTATAGTTTAATATGTTGTATATGTCACAAAGATATAGAACCTGATCGTGATGTAAATGGTGACATATATTATCATGGTGGTCATAATCCATCACCAATATCTGAAGATGGTTGGTGTTGCAAATCATGTAACGAATCTATTGTTACACCTGCAAGATTAACAGAGATGCGACTATCAATGGCTATGAAACAAGGAGGACAGTCATGAACAAATACAAAAAATTATGGCAAGATTATTACGATCAAGTTGTATCACTTGATGGTCTTGAGCAGCAAGT